GCAATACTGTGAGCACGCCAATCAACGCCGTCTGCCAAGAGAATACGGATTTCAGCGTCCCAAACAATGCTGTCTTGAATGAGCCGGTCTCCTCCCTCACCCTCTTGAACGCATCGGTAAATATGGGGACATTGTTCGATATGGCTATGAAGAACTGCGATGCCGAATTGGCGAGCGATGGCAGTTCCCTTATGATTTGCTGCGTGGAGAGGCTCAGACCGTTGAATGCCTTGGTATAGTCACCGACTGAAAGGGTATGCTTTCCCGTAGCCTCCTGCATCTGTTTCATCGTGGCCATGAGGGATGCCGCCTGCGCCTCCCACTTGCCGCCTATGGTGGTGTTGTTGCGCATCTCCGCACCCATGGCGTTCAGCACGTTCTTGATGAGGTTGTATTGGGCGTAAAGTTTGTTGTACGACCCCTCAAGGGCGGAATTGGCCGTCACTCCGTTCTTGTCAGCTATCGTCAACTGCCGTTGGGATGTCAACAAGGAGTTCACGTCCACCCCCGTCTCCCGTATCAGTTCGTCAAGGGACTGGTAGGCCTGCGACAAGCTTATGGATGACTGCGCGCCCGAAGCCTGTGTCTTTCTCAGCGAGGCCAATTGGGACTCCAACGTTGTCACGCTCTTTTGCAGCCGGGTGTTGGCCTCCATCAACTGCTGTATCTGCGCCGCATACTGCGCCGTGGCATCCCGGTCGGGCTTCGATGAACTTGATGTACCCGACAGCGCGTTCCCTACTGCGGCCGCCTCGGCTTTCACTTCCTGCAACATCGACAGCAGGCTTTTCTTCATCTGTTCAACCTGCGCTATAAGGCCGCCAATACCGCCGCTTAAGTCATCGGCGAATAAGTCTCTGAAACTGATTGGATTGTCCATTATTTACCCCTCCGTCTTCTTAATTTCGTTGTTTCGTTGTACTGCCGTGTCAACCGCTCGAAAGCGGTGTAAAATTCTGTCGTGGTGTATTGCTTTATCCCCCCTCCGAACTCCTTGGCCATGAGCAGGCACATGTCCTCGAACTGCTTGTCGAACCGGACTTCCTCGCTCTCCGGACCTGCGAACCCTTTCGGGTTCTGCATCGCGTACATCTTGGCCGTCACGTCTTTTATCTGTTCTTCGTTGTCATCGCCATTGACAATCGCCCCTATCTGCAAGACCGCCCTCTTCCGGAGCAAATCCACATAGTTCTTCTGTGATGCATCCTCGAAGATTGACGGGAAATATTGCATCAGATTGGAATCTATCCTGTCGCCCACCTCCTTTGCGATTGTGTCCAAGTCCTTTTTGGTGGCATCGTTTATCATCTGATAAAGTTCCTCAAGCCCGCTGTCGGAGTAGTCCGTCCACCGCTCCCCGTCCACGTTCTTGACAAGGCACAAAGTGGCTTTGTTCCTCACATCCTGTTCCGTGGCCACGAGGTAGATGCACTGCCGCAGGTTGATGAGTTCTTGGTAGGCTTTCTTCGGGTCGTTCAGAAAGTTGATGACACGGGTTATATGCCTGTCTATATCGGCAATGGAATCCCCCACACCACCGGCCACAAGCAGGTGCTTGGAATAGCGGTGGAACTGCGTTATCGGCAAGTCCTCTATGGAATCATAGAAGACCAGTGTGTGCCCGTTGACCGTCTTGCTCACCATCTCACAACCGAACTGAAAAATGGCACAAATATCAGCCACCAATGAACACAAAACGCAAGCACCACGCAGATGGCCATGCCGAGCCAGAATGACTGGCAGAAGTCGCAGGTGAAGAGCTTGTGGAAGAACTCATTGGGTGCGCTCACTTGGAGTTTCTCAAGGATTCCCCACTTCACCGCAAGCGTGCGCAGGAACATCACCGCGCACGCGACCGCGAATATGTAACAGACGAACTCTATCATATGTCGTAACTTGTATTGAATGCCTTGTTGAATGAGCCGTCACCTACTTGGACGTCGATGTTCTCCAAGTCGTCAAGGGGATTGAAGTTCACCGCAACCACAGCGAGCTTGTCCGAATAGTTGGCCTTGAACGAGAATGACATCAAGTTCCGGTCGGGTTCGGACAGGCCGTTGAGAAGCAGGTCGCCCACGAAAAGGGAACGTATCGGAATCGGAGCATAGGCGTATCCGTCCCTCAAAGCGAGTATTTGGTTGTTGCTGTTGAAGAAATACACGCCCAAGTCCTTGATGCGTGTAAGGACTTTGAGGGCTTCTATTATCTCCTGCGGATAGCGTCTCAAGGCGAAAGACATCTTCACGGGTTTTATCCCCATCACGAGTTCTATGCCGTCAAGGGTGTCGTTTCCTCCGCCAAAGGTGCGTTCGTCTCCGCCCTCCGAAGTCGGGGATTCCACGTATGGGGTAATCGCGATTTTCGTGCTGTCAACAGCCGAAAGGAACTTCGTCCACGAAGCCTTGTCTGTTATGCAATTGTTTTTTTCGAACTTATTCCCGAGCCGTTGAAAGGCTATCTTCTGAACCTGCCCGTAGTTGACCTTACAATTGAGGTTCGGCAGGGACGGAATCACTTTTGGACAATCGAATACCATATCTTTCTGTTTTTATTGTTCTATGCAAGGTATGTATGCTTCAATGTAGCCGTCAATCCTCAATCCTGCATACGGGGACATCAGATATTGGTTGTCGGTGTGCGCATACGAATAATCCGAGAACACGTTCTGCGGTTTCTCATAAATCTTCGTTATGGCCATGTTCGAGAACCTCGTGGCCGCCAGAACGCCCAGGATTTGGCCCTTTATCTCCTCTGTGTTGCGTTCATCGAGCGGCAGCGACACTTTCCTCGTGTCGTACCATACAATGAGCGAAAAAGGGCTTTTAATGAGCATTTTGTTTTTTCCCATCTCCTGTGGGTCTCGAAGCGTGAAGAATGCGAAATTTCCCAGTTCCGCGCACGGCATTATCTGTTCGTATTTCCCCCGTCCACGATACAGGTTCGCAGAGGTGAACTTGCGCCCCTCCTTGATGTCGGTGAGGCTTTCGCATATCCCGAACACATGGTCGAGCCACGGCAGCGCGTCCGCCAAGGCTTTCTGTATCTTGTAGACCTCCTTGTCGAAGAGTTTCGGGTTTGTCCGTGTCACTATCCTATCCATAGATGTATGATTTCATCAGTTCTACAATCTTTTCCGTCAGCAGGGGCTTGAGTTTTTCCATCGATGTCTCCGAAAGTCCGAACGCCGCCTCATATTTCCCCATAATCTGAACCGCATAGGCGGTGTCTCCTTTTATGAGCATGGAATCATCCGAGAACTCTACGCCTATCTCGGAATGGAAACGTCCATTGATGTACAGGTTCGGTGCGTCAGCGTTCCGCGATGCGCCGCTCGGATATGTCAGCCCGGCTTTCCACTGCGCATATCTCTGCGCCCCCTGCGGCGTGTTGAAATAACCGCCTCTCGACTTCAAATCCTCCGAATAGTAGGGGCGTATGTCCTGCCCGTTCCTGTCCGTGCCCGAGAACAGCTGCTCCCGTTGCAGCGTGAGGACATCATCCCTGCGTTCTTCAAGAGAGACCCTTGCAAAGGCGTTCATCTGCCCCTGCAAGGATTCCATTTTGTCTATGAGGCCGTCAAGTGTCATATCGACTTGTATCTCACCCCTTTGTTGTGGCATCCCATGCACACCGGGTCAAGGCCCTTGGTGTCCACGGCTATCGCCTTATATGCACGGTCGAGTTCCCCTTGAAGCCCCCGTATGCCTTGCCCGTTGCCGCTCACCTCGAAGAGGATGTCGTTGCGGTCTGCGTTGTACTGCACACGGTTCACCGCCACTTCGGGGTTCAGAGCCAAGGCCCTCAACGCGTCCGTGGCCACCTGCAACTGCACCACGTTTGCGAAGATGTCACTCTCCGCAAGTATCGTGTCCGTGATGTCGCAGGCCATGGTGACCATGAAGTTTAACCCGTAGTTATTGCAGTTCGTGTAGATGTTGTCCTCGATGTCCCATAACTGGCCGTCCCAATCGCTGACCGCGACATAGAACGGGGAAATGGTCAGATACTGAAGCATAAGACGGTACAGCATCGCGTCCCCCTTGTTGCAAGTGCCGCACGGCTCGCGGCTCCAGTCGCGCCCGAAATTGATGCTCTGCATGTAGTCGGGCAGTTCCGCCTCGTTGTACACCACATACCAGCTGCCCCCGGCGTTTATCTTCTCGCTCACATAAGGCATCACCCAGTCCTCAAGGTCGAACCACATGAACGCGCCCTTTTCTGACGTGTATTCCACTTCTTTCACGGCTATCGGCTCGGGCTGAGAGGAATGGAAAAGATAGAGTTTGACCTTTCCGATGTTCCCCGTGAACTGCAATCCCACCTTGTTCAGCGTGGTCGTGATTCCGTTGGAGCGGAGAGGCACGAACTCGAATCCCACAAGACGGCCCTCGTTGGAGTTCCGTGCTTCAAGACGACCTGCACCGTCAAAGAGAGTGCGTCTGTCCACGAGGTTCTTCGTTTCCATGTCCGACATCTTGTCCCCCACGAAACGTGCGAGCAGCCGCTTGATTCCGCCCTCCGTGATGCTTTTCAGATAGTCATCGAGCAAGTCGTAGTCCGCCCACGCGGAATTGTCCGTCAAAGGGGCTGTATTCGCGTCCGAAAGGCTCTCGTAGGCCAATCCTCCGTGGGAGACTCTGTCGCCCTTGGAATAGGCCTCTTCTGCGTCATATTCGGGATATTTCGAGGCGAGGTTCTCCGGCATGATGCCTCGCATGGCCCTGCATGTTAGCATCGGGTGCGCTTCCTCGAAATAGAGGCCGCTGTCGGAACGGGTGAGCGTGGCACTGTCCCTCCATCCCACGAGGGTGGAGAAACGGTCAAGTATGTCCTTAAGTCTGTACATGTGACAAAGATAATAAAAAGGGGGTGAAAGAAAATCCCTCCACCCCCTAATCTTTATATTCTTAACCTATTAGGCCACTGCCTTGGTGTTGACCGGATTCTCCGCAGAGTTGACTACGACAACAGGGTTCGCATAGGTGTCACCCTTGGCCACTGCCACGGCGGCGACAGGGTTCGCCCTTGTGGCGAGGTCGGAGTTGTATGCGGTCACGAACGCCACATCGACGCTGAACCCGTAGTACTCTTTCTTGGTGCAGGTGAGGTCTGCGGTAGCGTCTCCGCCGATGGCCTTGAAGTCACCCACGGCCTCGTAGTAGTGGAGACCCACCGGAATGTCGATATACGGCATGGTCACGATGTCCCACTCATGGCCGACCTTGGAAGTCGTGCCCATGGCGGCATCGCGGTCATAACGGAAGAGGATGTCCACATTTCCGTCCTCGACAGCGTAGAATGTCGCGTACTTGCCTGCCTCGTTGGTCACGCGGTTGGAGAAATGGAACTCCTTTCCGGCCCATTCGAGACGCTTGTCCACGATGTTGGCCTCGCCTTTCTCCATGAGTTTGTTCAGAAGAGAACGGACGCCGTTGTTGCCGATGATGTGGACGCGACCGTAGAAGTCGTTTGCGTTCATAATCGGCTCGATGTCGGAGAGGATGTCCTCCCTTGAATCCCATGGCACGCCGATTACGTCATCCGCCTCGGTATAGATGAGGGTGTCGGCAAACACCTGCGACTTGGCTGCGGAAAGCGCGGTCACGGCTGCGCTGTCAAGTGCAGCACCAAGCACACGGGCACACTTCAGATACTTCTTGGTGATGTCCGTCTGCTTGTCAATCTCGTTGTTGGAGTACATCGCAGGGACTACGGTGAAACCTACGGAGTAGGTCACGAAAGTGACGGTGGCGAGAGCGGAAGTGTTCTCCGCGTCAGCCACGGTGCAGGAACGGGCGTTGGACACTGCAATGGTTCCGTCATACTTGATGACGGGCATCTTGAGGGTCTTGCCCATGGAATCGATGGCGGCTTTCTTCATTGATTCAGTCAGAAGCGGATTGGACTTGCTCTGCTGGAGGAAGAAATCGAGTGCGCCATACTCGCTCAGACGGCTCTCGTTCTTGTCGTAACGGTCGTTCCTGATGCGAATGTCGTTAAGTACGGTTGCTGCTAAACTCATAACTTTTTGGTTTTTTATTGTTTATGGTTCGTATGGCTTACCCTTTGCCTACTTGGTCAGTGGGAGTTCATCAATGTTGTTGTCCGCCCAAAGTTTGTCATATTCATCCTTGAAGCGTAAATCGGTCTTGGATATGCCCTTGTCGAAAAGCATCTTGTTGATTATCTCGGTCGCCTCGGCCTTGGTGGTCGCTCCAAGATGAGTGCCGTTGTCAATCTTCGCCTGCTTTCCGCCTGCGCCCTTTGCATTGGGCATCTCCAAGATGTCCATTGATGCGAACTCCTTGGTCAGAAGTTCCCGTGCGGTGTAAGGGTTGAGAGCGTTCTCCGCATTGTTCAGCGGCGCGCCGTTCTCGTCATGGAAAATTAGCCTTTCTTTTCCGTCCCTTTCCTCGAAAACGGGGTTCTTGGCCTTTATGTTCGCTATCGCCTGCGCCTTGAGGGTGGATAGAACCGCATCGTTGTATCCCGATTTCAGTTTCACCCCGTCAAGAGCACGGGCAATCTCGTTGTCTATCTTATAGTCGTTCAAGGCCTTTGTGTATTTGGCCTTTTCAGTGTCAAACGCGTCCTTGAGTGCGGAGAACTGCGTCTTGGTCGAAGCAAGCTCCTTTGTGGCATTCTCCAGCTGCGTCTTCAACGCGCCGTCTCCGCCCTTGGCTATCTGAGCCTCAAGTTCGGTGACCTTGTTCTTCAACTCATCATGGTCGGCATATCTGCCTGCGAACTCTTTCGCCGCCCTTTCAAGATACAGATAGGTCTTCTCGTCACCCTGCCGCTTGATGCCCGTGGCTTTCTCGATGGTCGCATCCATCTGGCGGTAGACTTCCCCGAACTTTGAACCAATCACCGCCGCCTCATCGTTTTCCGACAATGTAGTTATGGCGGTTATCTGCTCATTGGTCAATCCTTTGAGGGATTCATTGGCGACTATGGTCTCTCTGCTCAGCATGCTATGCCTCCTTTTTTGGGCGTCCGACTTTCACCTCCGGCTTTGTCGCCTCCGCAAGTTCCTGCTTCAGACGCGCAATCTCCGCGTCTTTCGCCGCGAGGTCTTCCTCCCTGCTCGTGATGCGCACGTTGGTGTAACGCCCGTTGGGATGATAGAGGATTTCAACCGAATACCCCATCGCCTCAAGGTTCACCTTGTCCATCGTGTCAAACGACTTCACCCCGAAATGGAGAAGCCTCGGCTTCTCATAGAAGTTGCCGTTCTCATCCAACTTGGCCACCTTGCAATGGACGCTTTGTTCCTGCCCCTTTGGAACTTCGTAGTTTTCTCTATGTAAGAGAAGGGACTGTCCGTTGTTTTGCATAACTCAATAACGTATTATAGATGTTCTTTATCTTCTCCGAATACGGGATGCTTGTCCCGAACTCAAGAATGTTGTCGTTCTCCCGTTCGAACCTGTCGATAAAACTCATGAAGTCTGTCTTCAGTACTGCCACCTCGTCCGGCACAAGACCGTCAGCCCTCATCCTCTGCACTTGGTCGAAAGTCTTGTGACGCAACGGCTCCAAATCGTCAAGGATTATCATCCTCTGCAACATGGTAGGGTTGTGCCGGTACTGCGTCTCAATCAACTGCTGTCGGATGGCATCCAGTTCGGCTTCGCTCGCGCCGTTCTGCTTCGCATTGGCGTAACGGGCTTGCAGCACCTCGGGCGTGAGGGTGTAGAACTCGTTTCCGTAGTTCACATTCGCGCTTATGAATGCGCTGCCATAGCGGAGACGGCAACAAGTGGCATCATGCCACTCCTGTATCTCCTCGAACCCTTTCTTGATGCGGTTAAGGACCGAATCCTTGCTCTCGAAAGTCGCGTCCACCTGCTTGTCGGCAAGAGAGGTCTCGTTGAGTATGGTGTTGTCCACGCCCACACATCCGTTGATGATGTTGACTTCAAGCCTTTCAAGTTCCCCGATGTTGTAATCGAGACTTTTCCTGTCTATCGTGGTTATGTCCACGGGGTTGCGCAGGTCGGGTTGCCCCTCGGCAGGGATAGGGACGCTTATGAATGAGCCTGCGCCTGCAAGCTGCTTCTTGCCGTGGCACAACGGGCACGGCACAAGATTCCCCATGGAATCCGTAAGGTACGTCCCGTCCGGCTTCTGAAGATGTCCCTTGTGGCACACGTCCCCGTCCTTGTCCATGTAGTCACATTCCTCCTCGTATGCGCTGTATATAGGATAACTTGCATACGTGTCAAGATGCTTCACGCCAAGGCTCTTGAACAGATACCAATCAAGGTCAGACAGTTTCTTGCTCAAAGGACTTTCCTTGACATCCGGGCATCCGAGGGACAACGGCTCGTTCCAAAGGAATTTCGCAGGGCAGTAGCCCAGCCCGTGCGCATTGTCCGACAGCATCATCCCCAAGCGTCCGTCTTCCGATGCAAACGTGCGGTATGAGAAGTCGTCTATGACGATTATCCTGCCGCCGTTCCGGTAGATAATCCAGTCCATGCATTTGTTCCTGTCGTTGACCGCATAAGAAATGACATCCCCTATCGGTACGAAATAGGAATAAGGCTGCGGATATTTGTCTGTCGGGTCGGGATTCGCAGGCATGTCCACGACAAGGACGGAATTGATTTCAGTCTGGAAGAACCTCCAAGCCTTTTGCGACCACAAATTAGGCTCGTCAAGAACTTCCTGCCTATACCACTCCCAGTCGTCTCTTTCCCCCGTATTGTGGAACTGATAGTTGAATGCCGGGTTCCGTCCGTCAAAC